GGTGTCCAGCGTGCGAGCCGGGCCGGACGGAATGCGACCCGCCTCCAGCGCTTCGATCGTCTCCCGCACCTGCTCGGGCGTCGCGTCCACGGCGACCGCGTGGATGGTGGACGACAGCCCTTCCGCCTTGGTGTCCAGCCCGCCCTTGGTGGCAGCGGCACGCAGGGACGACTTACGCTCCCGCACCTCTTCGGCGTTTTTCTGCGCCGTCAGAATCTGGGAGACGCGGCCCTGAGTCATCCCCAGCGCCTTAGCCAGTTCCCGCTGATTGGCGTACATGAGACCGCGACCGACACGCCCCGTGCCGTAGGCGAGTGCCACGGCATCGAACCGGAGACGCGCGAACGTTGCACGCTGCTCCTTGCTCTCCCGGAGCGCCTGCTCCGCTGCCTCTACGGCAGCCTGCCCGTCGTCCTTGGGCAGCGTGTCGAGCGCCAGCGCAACCTCAACCGTGAGGTTGGCGTCACTCTCCAGCGCCTCACGTGCCGACGCGACAAGCGCCTTAGATGCTTCCGTCACCGACGGAATTGTGTACGTCGTCATGGTGCAGTCCTTCCAATAAGCCCTAATCACGGCACCACTCAGGGTGAGCGGTGCGTGGAACGTGGAAAGGGCCATATGCACAACCTATCTCACGTGGAAGGGGTGACACAAGCCCTACACAACGTCAGTCGGTGATTAGGCCTAATCGCACCAGCCCCCCCACCCCAGCCCAAACCCAGGGCCGCCGGCAGCTACGTAACGCTCACCGCTCCTGCAGATATCTGGTGTGTGGGGCGAGGGTGACGTGTAAGACATCTGGGGTGGGTGTTGAGCACGGAGGGTTGGTCTCCGGCCGGGGGACGTTCGTCACTTGTGTCTTACGTGGGGGGCCTGGAGTGCCGGTGGTGCATGGGGTGTGCGCGTCGATCCTCTGGCTGGTTCGGCGTGTAAGACACCGATGGGGCACTGGGGGTGCTAGTCTCCACACACGTCATCAGGGACGTAAGACATGAGTAAGACACTAGGGAGGACACCCGTGGAGACACCCACAGACCGCAGCCAGACCCCCCAAGGGGAAACAGGATCGCCTCGCACCGCCGCAGAGCCCGCCATCTGCGACCCCGGCTACCACGCCAGCGGCCCGTGGTGCTCCCGGTGCGGCCAGTGGTTCGTCGACGGAGAATGGCGCAACACCCCACCCGAGACCACACAGCTCGCCGCCCCGCTCGCCATGGCACTCGGACTGACCCCCGCTGACGAGCCACGATCGCCTCGCCCGCCCGCCGAGATGCCACGGGGCTACTTCCAGCCCTACTGCTCGTGCCCGCCTCACGACGGACCCTGCCGCACAGCAGACGAGGAGCCCACACGATCGCCTCGCGCGCCGAAGTCCGCCTTCGAGTGCCTGTGCGCCACCGACCCCGACGGCTGCCCCATCCATCGCCATTACCCCGCGGACGTCCACTCCGACGACGTCATGCTCTCAGCGGTCATCAGCGAGGATCACGCCGCTCACGCCCGTGGCTGAGGAGATCCGCGTCGTCCTCAACCGCTACAGCGCCGAAGCACCCTCCGGCACCCCCGACTACATCCTCGCGAACTACCTCATCGACTGCCTCAAAGCATTCAACGAGGCCGTCTCGCTCCGATCCGTCTGGCGCGGCGAACCCATCGAGCAGACGACCCTCCACATCGACAAGGAACTCTGATGCCGAAGTTCACCTGGGAGCGCGCCAGCCTCGTCTTCTTCGGCGCATGGCTGTGGAACGCGCTCATCGAATCCCTCCAGCGCATCGGAGCCACCCCATGACCGTCATCGTCACCCCAGAGCCACGCCAGCCCAACCGTCATGGGCGGTACATCTGCGCCAACCGTGTCCGCTACGACACCGACCGCTGGCCCGAGTACGAGTGTGGTCGCAAGTTCTGGCTGCGCGCCTCCTACGACGCCCACTGGGTCCAGGAGCACCGGGTCAAGGCGCTACCGACCGTTCCCCGCGGACCAGCCCCCGGCAGCCTCTCACTCGAGGAGGAAGGGCGCAGGCTCGCGTCCAGGCGTGACGACCTCATCGCGCTCGGCGTCCCGTCGGAGCTTCTCGCCGTCCCTCACGCGCCACGTCACCGCTCGCCCTTCAACGTGAAGGACGCGATCATCATCCAGCACGGACCCAACTGGGCTCCGCAAGCCATCAACGTCAACGGCGTCAACTACTGGCGCGCAGGGTGGGAACCCGGAGAGGACATCTGATGCCCAAGGTCAACCCCCGCCGGCACCGCTCCGCCGTCATGAACTTCCGCGTCACCCCCGCCGTCGCCCGGTACGTCAAGACCACCGCCGACGAACTGCACGAGTCCGTCTCCGACTTCATCCGCGAAGCGCTCAAGATGCGCATCGAGGTCCGCCGCACCTATCTCGAGGTCGCCGACGAGATGGGGTACAAGGACGTTGACACCCTCATCTGGCACGCCGTGCAGGAGTACGCGAAGCGGCACGCCCCCGTCGTCATCACCATGCCCAAGATGCCCGAGCAGTCCGAGATGGACCTCGAGAAGGAGCCAGCATGATCACCGGAATCGTCATCCTCAGCCTCGCGATCATCTTCGTCGCGGCCGGGCTGTTCGTCATCGCGTTGCTCATCCTCTGGCCGCTCATCGTCCCGGGCAGGTACGAGGAGGACGACGACATCGAGCGCTTCGAGATCGAGCCGGAGAAGTCCGGGTGGGGGCGGTGGCTCGGATGATCCGCTACCACGACGACGCACGCCGCCTCCTCAAACGGCTCGACCTGATCCGGCCGCACTACCGCAACCCCATCACCGAAGACATCGACGACGTCAACGCCCACATCGACCGCGTCGGCATCTACTCACCCATCCTCGTGTCCAGGCGCACCGGCCAGATCCTCGCCGGAGGCGGGCTCTACGAGGCGCTGCTCTCCCGCGGCGAGGAGTACGGGCCGATCCTGTTCACCGACGACGAGACCGACGAGGAGGAACTCGTCATCCTCGTGGCGCAGTACGCGCTCATCACCGAGGCGTGGAACGACCCCGGGCTGGAGATCCCCATCCTCAAGGAGCTGGCCGAGTCCGACTGGGGCATGGTCGGCACCGGGTACGACGCCTCCATCCTCGAGCGCCGCGCCCAGGAGATGGAGGACGCGCTCGAAGCAGGGTTCTCCGAAGGCCCACCGACGATCACCTGCCCGAAGTGCCACGCCACCATCGAGATCGACAGGATGAGATAGATGTCCGACCTTGAAGCCATGGTTCCGCCCGACATCGTCGCCGAGATGGAGGCGGTCTACTCCGAGCCGTACGACTTCTCCGACGCCCGCATCGCCGGGGAGTCCACGAAGATGGTCAAGGGCAAGGCTGCTGCGGTCATGGCCGCGTCCGGCGCCGACTTCGACGAGATCTGCGCAGTCCTCGGCTTCAACAGCGCCCGCCATGCCGAGCTCGCGGTGCAGCGTGCGCTCGCCGACTCCCTCGACTCGTGGGATAAGGCCGACCTCAAGCGGCTGTTCATGAACCGCTTTGAGATCCTGTTCCGCGGGGCGCTGCGCCGCTCCCAGACGAAGGGGTACTACGCCCGCGAGGCTGCCGCGACCACCGCGCTCAAGGCGCTCATCGAGCAGACGAAGTTCGCTGGGGTCGCCACCCCCACCGAGCATGTCGTGCACTCACCAGTCGACTCCGAGATCCGGGCTTTCGTCCAGCATCTCGTCTCCCAGAAGACCGACCTTCTCCCGCAGGAGATCGACGTGCTCGACGCCGAAGTGGTCCACGACAGTGACGAAGGATGACCCTGCCCGCCCAGTCCTGGGACACGTCGTGAACAGGCTCGACCCCGACGGACACCTGCGAGACCTCATCGACGAAGCCCTGCAGCGCTACCATCAGCGCAGGGATGTCGACGAGGGCAACCCCTCACCGAACCACGAAAGGCCTAGCGATGGCTGACCCCCGCAACTACCTCACCCGCACCGACCTCCCGAAGAAGACGGCGCACCGCTTCGGCCTGGGGAACGTCTCGGTCACCGACCGCGTCGCGAACGGCCACTGGATGTTCGGGGCGGACTGGCAGGAGTCGTGCGGCACGAACGTGCTCGTCGCGCCCAACAACTGCGACCCGCTCCTGGACCCCGAGGACAGGGTCAAGACGTCATTCGGTCTCCAGGATGGAGTCGGCACCGACGACTTCACCCTGTACGGCTTCCACCGCTGCTCCGCCATCGGCGACAGCATCAGCGAGCGGGCCTTCTACGCTCGCGACGAGCTCGACCTGGGCGAGTGGATGGCCGTGGAGAAGCGCTTCATGGCGCACGTCATCGCCAACGGCACCACCGCCTACGCCGGGGGGATCTCTGGTGCGGCCAACGCCCTCGCGGCCCTGCTCTCCGGCTGGAGCCTGCCCGTCGAGCCCATCGTGCACGTCACCCCCAACGTCGCCATCGCCCTCGGATCGCAGATCCAGAACAAGGGCGACCACCTCGAGCTGCGGACCGGGCAGACCGTCTCCGTCGGCTTCGGGTACGACGAAGGACTCGCCGGGGTCACCGAGGGGCGCATCGCTCTCACCGGCCCGGTCTGGGCGACCGTCGGGTCCGACGCCGACCTTGGCGGCGAGACCATCGACCCGGAGACCAACACCTACCTCGCGCTCGTCGAGCGGCCGTTCTCGATCGGCTACCTCTGCGACGCGATCTACACCAAGGTCAACGCGGTCATCACCGTCACCGCGTAAGCCAACTATCTGGAGGAGACATGCCCAAGGCACGCGGCGGCATCTGGTGCGGCTGCCCCACCTGCGGCCCGTCCCGCCTCCTCATCCCGGTCGGTCGGTACGCCGTCAAACACTGCGGTGCATGGTGGGACACCGACCACCTCAAGCTCTACAAGGAAGGTCGCCGTGAGCGCACCGGAGGAGATCCCGGACTTCACGAAGTGGACACCGGCAGGTCAGGAACGGGCGCTCAACGAGCTGAACCGCTCGAACCTGAACTCCTGGACCCCGTTCTACTGTCCGCGACCCTCCTGTGACGGCAACCACCACATCACCGTCCACGCCCCGCACTCCCCCGTCTGCCAGTCCTTCCCCGGAAGCGCTCGTCCGCCCCGGCTTCACGACTGGGCCCTGAACGGCAAGGTCTGGCGCTGCCAGCATGTCGAAGACGGCACGGAGTGCGGGGCGGTCGGCTCCCCCGACGACACGTGGACGTTCCGCCACGCCCGAGCGGACCAGCACCCGCCCAAGGGTCTCGACTGGCTGATCTGGCTGCTGCTCGCCGGCCGAGGTGCGGGCAAGACCCGGGCCGGGTCGGAGTGGGTGCACCGGCTCGTGCTCAAGTACCCCGGTATCCACGTCGCGCTCATCTCCCCGATCCGCTCCGACGTGCGCGACACCCAGGTCGAAGGCGAGTCGGGCCTGCTCGCGACAGCGCGCCCCGGGATGGTCCCCGAGTGGGAGCCGTCCAAGATGCGCCTCACGTGGCCCAACGGGTCCATGGCAACCGGGTACTCCGGGGAGGAGCCGGACCGCCTGCGAGGCAAGCAGCACCACTTCGGCTGGATCGACGAACCAGCCCACATCGACCTCATCGACGATGTCTGGTCCAACTTCATGTTCGGGCTGCGCCTGGGCAAGAAGTCAGGGATCGACCCGAAGGTGTGCCTGACCACCTCCCCGCTGCCGGTGCAGTGGCTCAAGGACGTCATCGCCGAACCCGACACCCGTGTGTCCCGGGCGTCGACCTACCTCAACCTCGCGAACCTGCCCGAGCACTACCGCACCAAGATCCTCAAGAAGTGGGAGGGCACCCGCACCGGCCTGCAGGAGATCGAGGGGCTACTGCTCGACGACGTCGAAGGCGCCCTGTGGACCACGGAGATGCTCAACGACTCACGCCACCGCATCGACGCCGATCTTGCCGCGTTCGCGAAGAAGGCGCTCGCGCAGACGATGGACCGCATCAACGTCGCGGTCGACCCGGCCGGCACATCCGGGAAGCGCTCCGACGAGACGGGCATCACCGTCCAGGGGATCAGGGACGACGAGCCATACGTCTTCGAGGACTACTCCGGCAGGTACAGCCCCGACGAGTGGGCAGCCAAGGCCATCTACGCCTACGACTACTGGGACGCCGATGCGATCGTCGTCGAGATCACCTACGGGCGCGAGATGGTCATGCAGGTACTCAAGGGCTACTGCGACCGGATGGGACGGACCATGCCCCGCATCATCCCGGTCGACTCCCGCCGCGGGAAGATGATCCGCGCAGAACCGATCGTCGCCATGTGGGAGCGAAAGCAGGCGCACATCGTCGGCGAGCTGCCCATCCTCGAAACCCAGCTCACGTCGTGGATTCCGGGGAAGGCTTCACCGGACCGCCTTGACGCGATGGTCCACGGGATCACCGACCTCGCCCGTGTCTCCGCCCCGGGATCCATCGCCAGCCCCTACGATCTGCTCAGGAAGCGCCGCGAAACGGTCGGCGCGAACGGCTTCGGTCTGTCGCACGTCTCCTACGGAAGGACATCAGCATGATCCCCACGTTCCTCGGTCTCAGCGAGTTCTGGTCGACCGCCATCACCATCCTCATCGGCATCGTCGGTGCCGCGCGCCTGACCCGGCTCATGGTCAACGACGACTTCCCGCCCGTGCTGTGGTTCCGGTCGCGGTGGAACTGGTGGACCCGCGAGGGCACCCGGTTCGAGGCGTGGAACAAGCTCATGCAGTGCCCGTGGTGCTTCGGCTACTGGGCCACCCTCATTGTCTTCGGCGCCGGGTTCGCCAGCGCGTGGCACCTCGCGTGGTTCCTCATCGTCGGCTCCCTCGCGGCGTCCTACGCCGTGTCGTGGATTGTGTACCACGATGAGGATGGGGCGCCTCAGTGACATCATGGTCTCGTCGATCACCGAGCAAGGGGTAGAAGATGCCGCGTACGCCTGGAACGCAGCCGAGTCCTCGGTCGCCCCAGCCCGTCGGTGCAGCGCTGGTAGCGGCCGGCGTCTCCTACCCCGGGCTCATGTCCCGACGGAACCGCTCCCCGATCCAGAAGAAGGCGTGGCAGCGCGAGTCGTGGGAGATGTTCGAGGCGGTCGGCGAGTTCGCCTTCGGGAACATCTGGCAGTCCAACGTCTGCTCAAGGGCGCGGTTCGCCGTGAAGGAACGGCAGGCCGACGGCACCCTCAAGGCGTTGCCGCCCAAGCACCCCGGAGTCATCGCGCTCAACCAGCTCACCGGGGGACCTGAAGGTCAAGGCGAGTTCATCCGGATGGCGACGCTGCACCTCGGGGTCGCCGCCGAGTGCTACCTCGTGAACCGCAAGATGGCACCCGAGGACGCGCCGATGCGCGACGTCTCCGAGGATGAGTACGTCTGGGAGGTCGTCGGCACCGAGGAGATCAACGACAACGGTGAGGTCTGGACCCTGACCTACGAGAACGGGCGCGTCGTCACCCTCGGGGAGAAGGACACCGTCATCCGCATCTGGATGCCGCACCCCCGCAACCGCTTCAACGCCTTCTCTCTGTCGAAGTCAGCGCTGCCGATCCTGCGGGAGATCCGCGGATTCGACATGCACATCCAGGCGCAGCAGGACTCCCGACTCAGCGGCAACGGGCTCGTCCTGTTCCCGGCGGAGATGTCGCTCAAGCCGCCCCAGTCCTACGACGTCGGGCCGAACCCGACACCCGCGGACATCATCACCGCGATCTTCATCGACGCCGCCACCATGTCCAAGGAGATCCGCGGCACCGCGGAGAGCCAGGTCCCGGTCGCCATGTCCGTGCCCGGCGAGTTCATCGACAAGGTCCGGCACATCAAGTTCTGGACCGAGTTCGACGACAAGGTCGTGGACTCGAGGAACAAGTCGCTCGTCCGGCTCGCCACCACCATCGACCTCCCGAAAGAGGTCGTGACCGGCACCGGCGACATGAACCGCTGGGGTGCGTGGCAGGTCGAGGAGTCCTCGATCAAGGTGCACATCGAACCGAAGCTGGAGATGCTCGCAGGGCTCATCACCCGTGAGTACCTGCAGCCCGGCCTGAACAATGACAAGCTCGTCGTCACCGTCGACACCGCGATCCTGCGCCTGCGCCCCAACCGTTCCAAGGAGGCGCTGGAGCTCAACGACCGCGGGATGCTCAACACCGCGGCCACCCTGCGGGAGACCGGCTTCGACCCCGAGACCGACACCATGAGCGACGAGGAGTTCGAGCGCTGGGCGCTGCGCAAGATGCTCCTCGGCTCGTGGAGCCCGGAGATGATCTACGCAGCGACGAAGAAGCTTGGGATCTCCCTGGACATGCCGGAGCCGTCCGACAGCAGGCCGCGTGAGGCACGCCCGGACCCGTCGCTGAAGGACCACCCGACGCAGGACCCGCCGGAGAAGTCCGTGTCCGAGGGCACCGCTCCGCGCCCGGACGAGGTCGGCCTCGCCGCCTCGGCGACCCCGGTGTGCGCCGCGATGCTCGCGTACCGGGCGATGGAGCGCGCCGGCAACCGGCTGCGGACCTTGTCGGCGAACAAGCCCGACGCGAGCCTCGCTGCGCACTCGGTGCACACCAAGGTCAAGGTGTTCCCCGACCGGATGGAGTCGCTCCTCGAGCACGCCTGGGCCACCGCTGAGACGTTCGGGACGTCCCCGGTGGAGATCGAGCGGGCGAAGAACTACTGCCGGTTCCTGCTGACTGAGTCCGCCGCGTTCGACCTCGACGAGGCGGTCTCCTACATCCGCAACGGAAGCTTCTCCTGATGGACGCCGTGGAGCAGGAAGCTGCCGCCCGGGACGCACTCGCGCGCTCCCTGTCGCTGTCGCTGCGCTCCAAAGACGACGATTGGTACAAGCCGACCCTGACCCGGGCGAACGCGCTGGCGGCGCGGATGTACCGGGAGATCTTCGGCGGTCGCATCCCTGCGGACACACGGGCTGCGATTGCCGAGTACGTGGAGAAGGCGCTGCGCGAGACGAAGCGCGACCCGGACGGGCGTGACATCCAGGCTGCGCGGCTGGCCCGCGGACTGGCGTCGTACCTCGCCAGCGCCGTGCTCGACAGCAATACCCCATCGGATCAGTGGGAGAAGGTGTGGCGCACCGTCCACGACGACAAGGTACGCGACTCGCACGCCCTCGCCGACGGTCAGGTCGTCGACGGGGACGGGTACTTCACCGTCGGCGGGGTCAAGATGTTCGCGCCCGGGGACCTGTCCGCACCGGCGGAGGAGTGGGCGGGCTGCCGGTGCCACCCGGAGTACCGGCGCCGCACCGCATTGCCGGAACAGCTCGTCGCTTCGGCCGACCTCCATGCGTTTGTCATCGTCGCCCTGCCGGCCGCGGATGACCCGATCCATCAGGTGTCGTCCGAGCAGCCGCCGCACATCACGATGCTCTACCTGTCGGCGGACTACCTCGAGCAGGCCACCCAGATCCTCGCCGGAGAAGCCCCGGAGTATCAGCCGTTCGAGGTCGAGGTCATGCCCGACATCGTCGAGCTCGGGGATGGGGGGGCTCAGGTCGTCAAGATCGACCCGTTGCTCAGGCTCGCGGACCTACGGGAGAAGATGCTCACCTACGAGCCGATTCAGCAGGGGTTCGACGCACTGGCGGACGAGCAGTTCCCCACGTGGATCCCGCACCTGACCGTCGGCTACCCGGAGACGCCACCCCTGTCGACCGAGGTGCCCGATACCATCACGATCGACCGTCTCGCGATCCTGCACGACGGCCTGCACAGCGAGTACCCACTGGGAGAAGCCATGGACGACACCGCAGTCGAGGAGACCCCGGTCGAGGAGGTCGACGAGTTCCCCACCTCCGGGGTGTACGAGCCCGTGCCGCTCTACGGTGTGCTCGCGCCCGAGGGGAAGCCCACCGGAGACCGCCGCGGATTCATGCCGAACTCGCTGGAGTGGCTGGAGCCGCCCCTCGCGCTGCGCTGGCAGGAGAAGGACATGCCCGGCCACGACGGCTCGGTCTCCGTCGCCTCCATGGACCGCATCTGGCGCGACGAAGCGACCGGGCTGATCAAGTGGGAGGGCATGTCGGGCGTCTCGGATGCTGCGGATCGGCACATCGCGCTCATCGCCGAGAAGATCCACCGTGGGGTCAGCGTCGACCTCGACGATGCCCAGGTCGAAGTGCGCAGCAAGGCCGGGGAGCCCATCGAGATCCCCGACGACCCCGAGCTCGCCGCACAGATGGACTTCAACGATGTCGGGGAGTGGGTCACCTATGGGCGGATCCGCTCCGCCGCTTCCTGCGCCATTCCGGCCTTCCCCGAGGCGTTCATCGCCATCGGCACCTGGGCTGAGCATGACGCGCAGCAGGAGGGTGCGGACCAGGTCGAGGATGAGGTCACCGAGGAGCTGGTTGCGTCCGTGATCGCCGAGGCAGAGTCGGTGCTGCTCGCGTCCGGTGGCTCGGTGCTGACGTTCGCTCCCGGCACGCAGGACGGGCCCGGCTGGCTCACCCACCCTGTCGACACTGACCGGCTGCGCGACTACTGGGTCCGCGGCAAGGGTGCGGCCAAGATCGACTGGGGCATCCCCGGTGACTTCAACCGCTGCCGGGCGTTCCTCGCCGAGTACATCAAGCCGATGTACCTCGCCGGGTACTGCGCCAACCGTCACAAGGACGCCCTCGGCTTCTGGCCGGGCGAGCACCGCCCCGGCAAGGCGTCCGCCGAGGTCGCGACCTTCAACCTCGTGGCATCCGCCGGCACACTCAAGCCGCCGCGCGAGTGGTTCGAGAACCCGAACTTCACCGAGCGCGCACCCATGACGATCACCGAGCCCGACCCGCACACCGGGCTGCGCCGGGTCTTCGGTCACGCCGCCGAGTGGGACGAGTGTCACACCGGGTTCGCGGACCGCTGCGTGTCCCCTCCGTCGAGCCCGTCGGACTACTCCCGGTTCCACCTGGGCCACGTCGTGCTCGACGACGGCACGAAGCTGCCGACGGGCACGCTCACCATGGACACGGGGCACGCCGCGCTCAGCCTCAACGCCTCCTCGGCTGCTGCGCACTACGACAACACCGGCACCTCGTTCGCCCAGGTGCGGTGCGGGGAGGATGGCATCGGCATCTGGTTCGCCGGGGTCATCGAGCCGAAGATCACCGACGAGCAGGTGTTCTCCATCCGCGGGGCGAAGATCTCCGGAGACTGGCGCAACGTCGCCGGGCAGGGCCTCGACGCCATCGCGATGCTGGCGGTCAACACGCCCGGGTTCCCGATCGTCCACGCGGCTCTTGCGGCATCCGCTGGGGAGCGTCAGGCGCTCGTCGCCGCAGGTATCGTCGAGGACGAGCCGGTCACCGCCGACACGCTCAAGCGGATCGTCGCAGCAGCAGTCGACGAGCGGTTGGAGATCATCTCCGCGCGACAGTCGCTCGTCGCCGCAGCACGGGCACGCCGCCGCGAAGCCATGGACGCAATCGCGGCATCCGCCGCCTCACGGAAGGACACCTGACATGGGATGTGGCTGCTCGAAGGGGAGCCTGAACACGCCCGGACCCGGATCGGTCTACATCTACACGAGCCCCACCGGGCAGCAGTCCTCGTGGCCCACGAAGTATGAGGCGGAGTACGCGAAGCTGCGCTCCGGCGGCGGCGGCAGCATCCGGGTTGAAGCGAAGAAGTAGGGCGACACGCCCGGGGATCGCGGTCTGAGCATCCGTACTCAGACCGCGATCTTTACTATTCCTTTACACTTGGCTCCATGCTGAGGAGCCACCACCCGCACTACCGAGC